GGCCGAAGCCACCTACCATTGTCAGAAAGGAGGTGTTTCACCCGTGATTTCAGTCACTACTGCAGATTCTGCAGTAACCTGGCGTTATGCGTACAAGGGCTTCTCCCAGGGTATAGGCGAATGCACAGCCGCTATTGGCTGCGCCATTGGTCAAACCTTGAGAAAGCCTCCGTTACGTACAACCGTCCTTAAAAACACTGGTTTGCTAAATCAGACGGGTTCCTACGGGGACTCGCTCCAGACATGCAACGGTGTTATCCACCGCGATGTGGAAGGATCTGTTTTCCCGAAAGGGATGGCAGAGAATGGTGGGCATTTAATGCTTACCACCGATAGGCCTGATAGGGTTATTATATACGAGTCAGGTGACTATGACTTCCAGAACACGCACGGTACTGGCGATAATGCCGGTATCACGCATCAGTTCTACAAGTTCTATGTGTCCGACAACGGATTCATAGCACTTTGGGGAGCAGGTCCCTTCACGTATTACCCATCACGCAAGAAGGACAAAGGTCCCTACTCTTTGAGTTGGAACTGGTTCCGGGCAAACTTTAATGGTAAGTACTGGTACACCCTAGGGGGGTACCGAATGGTTCGTCTCTTTGAGAACGATCCTGAACTTTCCATGAAAGTTTTCCTGGCGGAGGGTACTACCCTTATGCTAGACAAGTGGCCCGATGGGTCAACGTCTGGCAGGCAGGAGTATCCTTCCTTTGACCAAACCTTCACTGCGAATGCCTATTCGCCGAACCTCAGTACTTTGTACCGAGGCGCCCGTAACTTAGCTATGGAGCTCCCTCGTTACCACATTCCTGTGGAACTCGAGAAGGCTCTTTATGCCGAGTGCGTGGAGGGGCAGAACTGCTTTACCAGTAATGGTATAGCATATGCCCAGGACATAGGTAAGGTCGGTGATTCGATTCGGGCAATTCTTGCCCTTGTCGCTGATCCGACGTCACCGAAGCAATGGGCCAGTACCTGGCTCTCAATGCGTTTTAGTGACAGACTTACCTATCAGGATTCCAAGGAACTTCTCGGAGCAATCCGAGGGCAACTTGGTCGACTGATGGTCGGAATGAGCTATAAGGAGACGCACGCGCATGCGGCGTACTCCTACTCGCCCGAATTCTCACATTTGGTTAGACATTTCGACATATCGTCGAATGCTCGCCTTAGATGTGCGAACGAGAGCTATAACAGCTTAATGACGGCCGTCAAGAAATTGATGGAGTGGGACGTCTGGCCATCGCTCGAGAACACGTGGGATATGATCCCACTGTCCTTCGTGGTCGATTGGTTTGGAAACCTCTCTACCATTCTGGCAAACGTAGACCGTTTGGTTTACGAGCAGTATCTCCGGGTCCGCATATATGAGCGTTCAGACAAAATCCGTATTGAATTTACGGAGGATGCTGTTGCCCATGCGTTCGGAACCAGCCCAGATTTCCTTACTGGAAATGTAACCGGCAAGTATTATACTCGCTGGTCAGCCGAGCGACCCCAATTAGGGATCCTCGACGGCTGGAGCCCATCCCTGCCAGCGCCGAAGAACTATGTTGATTCGGCGGCACTTTTAGTTCAGATGCTTTAGCATCTGCCCGGTGTTTAAAGCCGGAGAAAGGAGGACATTATGTCCATCACAGTCGGTAATTGGACTATCGAGCCTATGTATCATGACTCGATCTCCGCACCGAAAGCTCTGTCCATCCCCGATCTTGATTACGCTCATGATTTTTCTGAGCGCGTCAAGTTGAAGGGGCGTACTCCAAGTGCCAGTGCTGACGAAAAGTATTTCGTCAACAATACTGGTGCATCCATCGTCTCTCCTGAGCAGACCATCTATGGCCGTCAGCCGATTGCTAACGTCTATGCCAATCTTGACATTGACAGTAGTGCTCAGCTGGCTCAGAAGGGCGGTCACCGCGTTTACTGCACGGACTATGTCCTGTACAGTGCGGTAAATAGCGTTTCGGGTGTCGAAGTTATCGTTCCGCTTCGCGGTACGGTATCCGTAGACGTTCCCGACGCATCGCTCGTTTCCCAGGCTATTGTCGAAGACTTCGAGACGCGTCTTATGTCCCATATGTTTGGTACTAACCAGACTAATGGTGACATGACAGCCAAGATGCTCCGAGGCGACCTGGATCCGACGAAGTAAGCTAACCCATGCTTGCGCCAAAAGGCGGGCTTGAGCTCGCTAAAACCGTGCGGCATTACGCTGCGCGTATCTGCCGTGACGGTGGGGCGGTTTCGGAACGCGATGCGCGACTCCTGGCTGAAGTCGTCATATCGCGCGCCTACCTCCTGCAAGATCTGACAGATGATCCTCACTGTGCCGAAGGCTATTGGAGAGCTCTAATGAGCTTACGCTCATTGGATGCTAAGTCCTATGCCGAGAGTGTAAAGGCTATGCGAGCAGTACTGCTCCGCATTATGCCCGAATATTCTCACGGTGCCCTCGAGGATTACGTACGCCAGTTTAAACCTGGTGTAGACGGCATCCACTTTAAGTGGATGGTGACGCCACTCCGTGCGATCGAAAGATCGCACGAAGCCGAGGATGCGGTACTTTACAACTGCCTTGAGTGGGTATCGTACGATACCAAACTCAATATGGCAGATGTGGACTTCTCCGAAGAGTTATCCATTGAGTACCTTGACGATGAATTCGTCATGTCACGCTTTACGTACGATCGTGGCTTGATCGCCGCTCTACGTGAAGTTGTAACAGAATGGTGCGAAGGGATGACAACCCCTCCGGAAACCGCGCCGTGGCATTTCCGCCACGGAAACGGGGCTACCGTTGAGGTGCCTCGTGCCAAAGCATCTCCCATCCGGAAAAGCAAATATTTTGCTGTTTCGGAAGACACTGCGGCCTACCTTGAATGGCGTGGCTCGGTCGAAGGTCTTCACGTCGAGGACCTTTCAATCGAACCTTACCCTGAAGGGGAAGAGCCCATTGTCGTGGACTTCGTTCCGAAGAGTCCCCTGACTAACAGGGTCATCTCTAAAGAACATGTCTCAAAGATGTGGCTTCAGAACGACCTTTTCTGGTTGATGGATCGCATGTTTCATGAATCTCATGTAAATGTGCATCTCCATAATCAGGATGCGTCGCGGCGACTGGCCTTGGAGGGGTCAGTTGCTGGTCGGTGGGATACCTTCGATTACTCGAAGGCCTCCGACTTCGTCACAAACGCTATCGTCCGAGGGATAACCGAGGGCACTTGGTTGTACGCACCATCCCAATGGTCACGGTCTAAGACCGTTACCGTTGGAGAGTCGTCAAAGAAGCACGCTGGTCTAAAGGCCTTTTGGGGCCCAACGACCATACCGCTTGCCAAGTTCGCACCTATGGGCAGTTCGACCTGCTTTCCTATGGAAAGCATGGTTTTCGCTGCTCTCTGTGAGGTAGCCGTTCGTCGCAAACTCCATCGCAAGTCACGTAGAGGTGATTACCTCGTCTACGGCGATGACGTCGTGATCCGGAGCGACTGCTCTGATGAGCTTCGCTTTCTGTCGGCGCTGCTTCACTTCAAGGTTAATGATGATAAGACCTGTCGTACGACAGGCCGATACATCTACCGAGAAGCTTGCGGCATCGAGGCCTTGAATGGTTCAGACGTAACTCCACTTCGCGTCTCACGACGCTACGTGGGTATCGTCAATGCCATCTCAGGCAGATCAACGACACCGGGTGAGTTCGTTGGTATCATCGATTTTATTAATCGTACATACCTATACGGATTCACAAATCTGCGGAAGTATTTGTGCAGTATCTTGTCCTTGTGGGACAAGTACTACGCTATCCTCCGCGTAAGCCGTTCGACCTATTCCGACGCTCTCAAGCGTTGGAAGGCTGGACAGGTGGCGAATTGTTCGCTACCGACGCCGTTCTTTCTGACGGATGACATGACGGACACGAATTATCGTGTCCCAAGTCGACTCCGTCTTGAAGTACCGGCAAAGTCCCGCGCTTCGTGCTATCAAACGCCCGAAGTTAAGGTCTGGACAGTGACCGCTAAGGACACAGAGTTGCACGATATCGATCCAGCGTTCGTTGAATCGACGAAGTACTATCTGTGGCTTCTGCAGGCCCATCAACGGGATTACCAGGAATGGGAACGCCGGAGAAGGCGTCGCACTCAAGAAGATAACTTTCTCTCCTGGCTGGAGAGTGAGTCACCATCTGAGGACGACATCCTAACTGGCTTAACCAAACTGGGTCCCAGGGATTGTGGACAGTGTAACGCGCTTGATTTCCTCAAGTACGTTGAGCACAGGTCTACAACCGGTTCTGCCGCCTTAAAATGGCGACAGAGGTGGGTGCCTCTATTCTGAGGTACTACCGACAGAGGTGCTAGTTTATCTAGCGGCGCTTATTGCGTGTGGGAGTAGGTCATACCTGCTGGTTTGTTATTCTTTAATAACATCTACCAACAAGCTGGGGCATTACTCC